AAATAGTAAAAGACTACTACAATAACTTCCTTCTTGATGGGCATGAAACTTACCTCGAGTATTTCAACCAAGAGATCGGATATTTTCTATTGTCAAGAAATGTAAAAGAAGTGGAAAATCCTTTCGGTACCAGAGTAAAATAATAACGTTTGAGTTATCACTGTGTCAACAGAAATCATCCCAGTATCCCTAAAAGAAGAGTTACAGAGTAGTTATCTCACCTACTCCGTGGCGATCTTCAACCGGGCCCTACCCTCTGTCACCGATGGACTTAAGTCCGCTCAACGCCGAATTATCCTCGGTCTTAAAGATCTCAATCTTCGTCCTGATGGCCAATACAAGAAAGTATCGAGGCTCGAGGGCCATGTCCTCGGCTCGTACCACCCGCAAGGCGGCTGCGCTGGTACGGCTATTAATATGGGTCAATCTGATTCTTTTCGGTATCTTCTTACTGACATCCATGGCAACGTTGGAGGTAGTATTCAATCCGGGCCGAGCGTCGGTCAATCCATTTCTGAAGACGCTCCGGCAGCTGCAAGATACCTTGAGGTTAAAAGTAGCGCCCTCACCCAACGACTTTATATCACCGAGATAGATAAGTTTAGTTGCCAATGGCGAGATAACTATGACGGCTCGACAAAAGAAGTCATTGAGATTGTCCCTGTTATTCCGGCCCTTCTTATCAACGGGGCGCAGGGTATTGCGGCAGGTTACGCCTGCCATCATGTCCCTTATAATCTTTCCGAGGTGATCAAGGGCACTATCGAATACATCAAGAATCCGCGTATCACCCCCAAGCGCCTATTCTCCTTCATCAAGGGACCCGATCTGCCCAATGGCGCTCGGATTTTAAACGATGAGGCAGTGTTTAATGCTTTTGAAAAGGGCAGTGGATCTCTCAAGACTTATGGTACTTGGGAGGTAAAAAAAGTCCAACACGGAAAACGGTCTACTCGAGATGCTATTATTATTACCTCTTTGGCTAGCGGGAGCTCAGAACGCTTCCTTGAAAAACTCAAAGACTCAGTCGAATCAGAAAAAATCGTGGGTGTCATCGATGCCCAAGACCACTCATCCCGTGATGGTATTGAAATCCAAGTTATCCTAAAGACCGGAGTAGAAGCAAATACCGTAATCTCCCAGCTTTTGGCCTTTACAAACCTGGCTGATAGCATCGGCGTTAACGCCACGGCCATTTCTAGCGGCCTCCCTACCATCTTTGGGGTGAAGGATATCATCGCTGAGTGGTACGGGGCACGGTGCAAGGCCCTAAAGTCTAGGTATGTGGCTGAGTGCGACAAACTTTCTTCCCGAGTCCACATCCTCGACGGCCTTCTAACCATCCTGGCAGATATCGACGAAGTAATTAAACTCATTAGGGGTTCGAAGACCAAGGAGATCGCGGCTGGGAAGCTTAAAAAGCGTTGGAAGTTGAGCGATATCCAGGTCCAGGCGGTCCTCTCTATGCCTCTCAGCCGATTGGTGGGGGTAGAACGCCTTGAACTGGAGAGTGAGAAGGCCGATCTTGAGGCAAAAATCGCCAATCTGACCGATATCGTGACAAATCCAGTCAAAATGGATGAACATATCATCTCCCAGATTAATGACTTCAAGGAGTTTGCTGATAAGCGCCGGAGTATGTTGGTTGAAAAGCAAGAAATTGGCATTGAGAAAGCCAAAATCACCACTCAATCTGGCACGCGTAGGGTGAAGATGCCGAGTCCAAAGGATCGGATCAAAGAAGAGGGGAAAAGGATCGGCATGAAGAGGTCTGAGTTGACTAAATTCTTCACCCAAGTGGCCGGAAAGACCAATATCAAGGCGGAATGGGATCAATTTAAAGAAGATTGGAATCATTCTCAACAACTCTCAACCCGTAAAGGGCGCGCAGAGCGCAAAATCCTACTCGATAAGATAAAAGAAGGGGCGGTGAAGAAAGGAATGCCATCTAGGGGTAGGCATTCTTGGGCTTCTTTCATGAAAGAGAGGGAAGATGCTAAGATTAAGAGCATTGAGAATGACCTCAAGGAATGGATGAAAAATATTCCTAAGCCTAGCAAATAAAAAGTAACTGGTTAAGGTATAAGTGTTAATAGCTTATACCTTTTTTTATTATGTCTAATGCCCCGAAACTACCAAAAGTAGCAATTCTCCTTCTCCGAGGCCTTGAAGGGTGCGGAGTTAGTAACTATTCCCGCCATATGAAGGGGTATTATGATTCTGTTGGTGGAGTATGTGATATTTTTGCGCTACAAACCAAAGTTGGTAGGTCTGATACCTCCTCCGACATGGATGTTAAGTTTTTTAAGTACGAAGATAAGCAAGAAGTTGTTGATAAAGTCAATTCTGGGTATGATGTGATTCTCATTTTCTCTGTCCCAGACACATCAGAACCTGATACGGTTACAAACGGGTATGTTTCTGAGATTATTGAAAAAATTGACCGTAAAAAAGTAATGGTGAATCATGATCACCATGCCCATACATTCAAAAGAAACGCAGATTTTAAAAACGCGATCGAATCGTGCGATAAAGTCATGGCGCATTCACTAAATAAAACAAACTCGGGGTTTATTGAGTGGATGGAGAAGCAAAATGCAATTATTCCTCCGATGGAGAAGATCGATATCTTTTTCCATGTCCCATTCATCCAGCATCTAATCAATTTTGAGAAGGATACCCGCAAAAAACGGGTCATCCATGCCAGTAGAGCAGTCGCATGGAAACGTGGATCACTGATCCTCAATCTGCAAAAACTCCTCGCGGATAAAGGGTTTATCGCTGAGATGATCGGCTTTGAACGTTCGATCGCCGGTTATACTCAACTTAAAAACTATGAAGGAGTGCTTGATTGGTTCAAATCTACTGACTTCATCAAGCCTATCAAAGGTCCTTCTCCGTTCTCTAACTCAAAAATAAATAGTCAGCTTATGGATTGGCTCGATGAAGTTGGCCAAGATCCTCAATTTATGTACGTAATTGGTTCTTATGACTATCATCGTGGCCTGAAGAGAATTGCAGAGTCAGCTTTTGCTACTCAACCAAGAACTTTTGAGTATAATAAGCTCTGTTACGGAAACACATTTATCGAGTACCAAGGTATCGAAGCTGCTCTACTCTCAGTTCCTATCTACCACCGCCATTTCTTGGATAATGTCACTATACCTAATACAAGCACCCTACTGAGTCAAACTGACACATTTATCTCTATTGACGATGATGGTAGGGCATTGGCAAAAGGTGGCCCTCAAGTACTCGAACCAGAGAAGTTTGTAGATCTACTCGAAGAAATCTGGGAAGATGACGATAAATATACGGAATATCGCAAGAAGTCTTCTGATTTTATGATGAAGTATTTTTCATCGGCTAGCATTGTCCCTAATCTCATGGAGAAAATTATGTCATGACGAAAGTCCTAGTAGTAGGTGCCGGATTCTCCGGCTCTGTGGTAGCTCGTGAGTTAGCTAGTTTTGGTTGTAAGGTACATATAATCGACGAGAGGGAGCATATTGCTGGGAACTGCCACACTGAACGAGATGAGAAGACCAATATCATGGTCCATACTTACGGACCCCATATCTTCAATACAAATATCCCCAGGGTGTGGGAGTATGTAAATAAGTATGGGGAGTGGGTACCTTATGTCAATAGAGTAAAAGCCTCTATAGACTCTGGAGTCTACTCGCTCCCTATCAACCTCCATACAATCAATCAGTTCTTCCAGACAAATTTTAATCCAGCGGAAGCTAAAAAATATATCCAAAAGTTAGCTAGCAAAGACTACCCTCAACCAACTAACTTTGAAGAACAGGCTCTTAGCATGATCGGTAAAGGTCTCTATGAAGCCTTCTTCAAGGGATATACTGAGAAGCAATGGGGATGCAGCCCTACGTCTCTTCCAGCTTCGATCCTCAAGCGACTCCCTGTAAGATTTAATTATGACGATAATTATTACAACTCAAAGTGGCAAGCAATTCCAAAGCATGGATATACCCAAATAGTTCAAAATATCATCTCCCATGAGAACATAACTCTTGAGCTGGGGAGGTCTTGGGATATTTCTGATAATGATAATTATGACTTGGTGATTTATACTGGACCTATTGACAAATACTTCGACTACTCCCACGGACAACTGGGCTATAGAACTGTATTCTGGGAAAAAGAATATGGCAGAGGAGACCTTCAAGGAAATGCAGTTATAAACTACCCATCTACCTACCAACTTTTCACCCGCGTACATGAGCATAAACATTTCACCCCTTGGGAATCTCATGATCAGTCAGTGATATTCACAGAGTTTAGTAAGGAAACAGAGCAGGGCGACATTCCCTACTACCCAAAGAGACTTTCAGATGATCTAGAGATCCTTTCTAAGTACCAAGAGGAAATTGCTAAGCAAACTAAAGTTAAGTTTGTTGGTAGGTTGGCTACTTATCGCTATTTGAATATGGATGCGATAATCTCCGAGGCGCTTGATCTCTCCGATACCATCAAGGTCGGTTTAAAGAT